ATCTGCGGCAAATGTTGCATCTGCTTCTGCTACGATTGAAGCGGCAGTTGCTATGGCATCTGTTCCATCAGATTCATTAGGAGCGGCAAACTCAATAGCACCTATAACATCTCCATCTTCTACAGAAGTATCTGAAGTTTGTAATTTAAGTATAGCGCCATCTGATGTTTTAACTGTTACATCACCAGTAAATGTTCCTCCTGCCAGTGGCATACCACCAAGATTAGATAATGCCGTACTAGCATTTCCTAAATCAGACAAGTTGTTTGATGTAGCCGCAAAGCCAGAACCTGCTAGAACTCCTGCTACCCAAGCAGAACCACTATATATTTTAAGTTGGTTTGATGTAGTATTGTAGAATAAATCACCTGTGTCCAAAGACGATGTTGGGTCGCTACTACCAATTCTGTATTGGTTAGCAAAACTATTAACATTGTCTATGTTTGCCGCAACAATAGAAATATTAGAATTAGATACAGTAATTGTATTACCCATACCATTTCCATGTTGCGTACAATAATATCTCATTGAGTCTGGTGCAGTACTTGGGACTTCAAACTCTACTTTAGCACCCGACGATCCTGCTGTACCTGTAACAGTAACTCCTGTCGTAAAAGCGTTACCACTTCCGTCTTTAAATGCTAAAGGATGACCTGAGTTAGAACTGTCAGATTGGTCAAAGATATACTTATTACCTCTGAACATTTCTATTGTAGGAGCATTACCTAAACTTACTCCACCAACAGCAAGAGCAAATTTATTACCACTGTCATTTACTACTGTAACCGTAAAAGTTTTTTCTAATGAGTTTGCTAAACTAGTAATATCGGTAGATATAGCGGCTAATGTATTCATATCTGAAACTGCATCAGATGTACCAAGTGTTGCCATATTGGTTACATTTGAACTTGTACCCAAATGTCCCATAGCTGTGACGTTAGCTGACGTACCCAAGTGACCCATTGCTGTTACATTTGCTGATGTGCCTAGGTGTCCCATTGCTGTTACATTTGCAGAAGTTGCTAATAATCCCATGTCAGTAATTACATCGCTCACCGCAAGCAAGGCCATATCGTCAATAACTGTGCTGACGGCTAAAAGAGACATATCTTCAATTATATCGGTTGTAGCCAACATTGACATATCTGTAATTACTGCCGATGCTGCTAAAGCATTGATGTTTGTTTGCTCGGTGGATGTCGGTGTGGTTCGTTGCCAAGCTGACCCACTGTAAACCATCAAGACATTATCGGAGGTATTGAAGTATAAATCTCCTGCATCAAGCCCACTGCTAGGATCTGATGATGCGTTTCCGTGGTATTGCCCGGTAAAGGTACTTAAACTTGAAGCCGCAGAGGTAGCACTAGAGGCCGCCGCCGTAGCGGAATTTGCTGCATTTGTAGCAGCAGTATTAGCAGTATCTTTATGCCCAGATGCAGTAGAAGCACTAGAGGCTGCCGCCGTAGCAGAGTTTGCTGCCGCAGTAGCGGAGGTAGCCGCAGCACTTTGACTTGTGGTTGCAGATGCAGCGTCAACAAGTAATGCCCATTTGCCACTGTCTGTATTTGTCGTAAGGGGTTGAGAACCTGATGATGTATGCGAAGTCGTACAAATGAATATATTATTAGTCGAGGTATCCTTGACTATATCCCTTGCATTATATGCAGTACTAGCGGCCCAATTTCCGCGATATGTGCCAAGTTCTTGGGCTACACTAATTTCACCACTAGAGTCAAACGCGAGGATTTTCGAGGCTCTATCTGTCGCTGAGGTAGTAAACTCAGTAGAGGTCATTGTGTTTGTTTTTGATAACTTAATTGCACGACCCAATTCTTCATCATGGGCATGGATCATAAATGTCAACTTATCTAATGCATCCTCAAACGATGAAGCCGAAAATGGGTCATTAGGAACGAGATCAAATCCTTGGGTCATAGGCTGCTCTCTAAGCAGAATTACAGTCTCCCCATTCCCGGGACAATAATGTGCGTCTGAACTGGTTCCAGTATTATATTTGAAGAGAACTGTTCCACCACTCGCTGAACCAGCACCCGTAATAATGTAATGCGTATTAAGAGTCTTTGTCGTTTCTGTCCCCGAAGTAGATCGTACTATGACTGTCAGATCCGCATCTGCAAATATTTTAAACCCGTAGGCAAAACTATGCGTAGTCGCGTTACTAGTGGTGTAGCTTGCTCTGTTGGTTGTACTGCTAACTGTCATTAGTTACCTCTCAAACTTGTTAAAGGTTCTTCTTGGTTTCTTCTATTTGCTTCTCTCTCTCGCAAAATTTGTTTGTCCGTCCAAATTCGTGCTAGATTTTCGTATCCGGGAGATTGAATTAATACTGCCCATGCTTCTTTTTTATAAACTTCGTCTAATGTAGAAAAATCTTTCCACTTTGCTTGATTGGACAATCTGTTGTTGTATTTTCGCCCAAGGAAACTATTTGGGTCTAGAAGGGCAGCCATAGCCTCCTGAAAAGTGTATTTGACTCCCCCCCATTCCAATTTAATGCCGTTTTCACTTTTCGCTAAAGCCATCCAATCGCTAATAATACCTTTAGGCAGTTTAATACCATCAATAGACTTTGGATTACTGAGAGGCCAATTTCCTCCCTGAGTCATGCTTGTTACACGCATTAACTCTAAATGCACTGGAGTGGGTTCTTCACCTTTAGAAACCCGTACACCTACAACATTAGTAAGCATGGACCCAATTGGATTTCCACTAAAATTTATCATATTTTTGTTAATTTGGTTGCCCATAGTATCAAAGCTTGGAACCGATTTACCTTCACGCTCTACCAGACCCATAGGCTGTACTGTATTTTTAGTACTGTAATCTCTAACATACGCTCCAAATGATTTGGTCGCTTCCCAAACCGAACTGAAACCTTTCGGTGTACCTACCAAAGTTAAATCTGGGATTTTTCCATCGCTATTTTCAAGTGCATTTTCATAATAGATTGACCCATCATCTCGCATAATAGGTGTTTCTATTTCCTCTAGCGTATAGAGCTCTGGCATACGTCCCCGAACATCATACTTTTTTGGGTCTATTGTTCTACCAATCTGTCGTTGTAGCGCAGAAAATATAAAAGGAAAGTTTTCTGAGCCAGAACGTGTGAGCCTTTCTGTCTCTTCTAGAAAATCTTTAATACTGGTTGCGTCTTCAATGCCATATTTTACTAAACCAACAACATCTGACATTGATTGAAGGAAAGGTAATTCCAAATAATATTTTGCAGTAGCAAGAGCGGCACCGCCTGCTATATGTGCTATATTTACAAATGGATTATCCCAATCATCAACGTGCCTTGACCCTTGTACCCAACTATCGGCAAGGGTCGCTATAACACCGCCTACAGGCTCTATTCCAGCGTAAGACACATAGGTTAATGGGCCGTTAGGGTTGCCGTACTTATCATATAATGGCATACCCTCTGGAAATCCTTCTCCTTTAAATACAAATGAATAAGGCATCCAACCGGGAGGTAATGAATCTCTATCGTCATCATCTACTGGATAACCACCCGTAATTTTACCTTGGCTTGTTGCGGTAAATATTATTGCAGCAGTGCCTGTTGAATGAGCGGCACGACCCATAGCAATTTGTTGTTTTGCAACACCGTTCTTTCCAGCGATATCTGCTCTAAACTGTGGAGATACAAATTGGGCAATAGGTGTATTCAAAGCCGTATGTTTAAAGCCATTTGTTGGAGATGTTGAAAACGGCATTATAAATCGTCCAAAAAGTGTCCTTTGTGTTGCTCCTACAGTTCTTGAAATCCATTGCGGTAGTTCTTCCTGCATCGTGTCAGCCAAGGCTTTTTCTGCCATTTCTGCACCCTTAGATTTGGGATCAAGAAATACCATAGCAGCCGCATCTTTAGCCTTTTCAATGTCACCACCAGTAACTCGTAAAGTATGTTGAAACTTCTGATGAGCCTGCACGGCAAGTTCACCATTTTGAATAATTGTTTTAAAAAATTCATCAGTACTTAATAAAAAGGTTAGTGGAGAACGGGCTATTTTACCACCATAATGCAAGCCATCACCAATAAGAGTTCCACGACCAGTATATGCGCCAGATCCTGCTTTAATAGCCGCCATTGTTTCTGTATCTAGTTTATGAGCAGAAGCAGGCATTTCATTCTTCCATGCGTACTTAAAAGCCGCCCAAGCATCACCAAAATTATTAATCATTGCGCCTGCACGAATAAGGGCATCAGACGAATATTTTTGATCTTCTGCCATACTTGCAATGTTGTCAGGTCTAAATCCACGCATGACATCGGAATAAAGCCCTGCAAGCAATTCCGTAGGCAACTGGTAAATCATATAAGTAGCATTACCTAAGATATTTCTAGCTTGGGATGATGTACTTGATAAAATACTTGATAAAAACAACTCATGTACTGCACGTTTAGTAGTAGTGTACCAACCGTTTTCAGCCATGCGGTTAATTCCACCAGCACCATTTTCCTTATATGCTTTAAGTGTTGCCTTTGCTAGTTCCTGAGTAGCGTCAAGCGTTTCACCACCCATATTCTGCCGTGCCATTTCCATCGCACGTTGTGGGTCTAATTCACCACCAACTTTAATATTAAAACTATTTAATGCCCTAGCTACTTCACTTTGCGCACCTTTTGCCTGCAACACTAGAGCCGCATGAATAGACATTTGCCTTCGGTATTGAAGCATTTCGTATTCTGTTGCATTGCCTTTGGCTATTTTTGTAGCTTGTGTAATTAGTTTTTTTGCAGAATTATCGACCAGCATTCTAATCGCAACCATTGTTTCTGCGTTAAATAGTTCTCCTTTCTTTCTTTTTAAAAGCCTTCTTGCCAAACCAATTTCATCAGCGAACTCTCCTGCGGCAGCTTCTACGGTTTCTTCATGCGAAATATTACCTCTTGTAAACTTAGACTTATCATACACCTCAGTAACGGCTGCAATGGCTCGCTTTACATCATCTGGGCTATCAATACGTTCAAAATTAAAATCACCACCTTGATCAAGACTACGCGCATCATTCTTCATGGCGGCTTCGATCTCTTCAATCTTATTGAAAGACATCGCGCCCGTATCAGTACCGTACTCTCTTTGCTCACCAATTATTGATGATTTTGCATCTTGCACAATTTGCTGATTTTTTAGTTCTTCAGCTTCTATATCATCTAATGCTTTTTCTGCATCAGTTTGAACTAAGGGTGTATCAACAGATTTAAAATCCTGATCCTTAAATTTTTGATATCCTTCTTCGCTCAGAAATTTCTTGCCTAACCGTTGTTTTGCTTCTGTTTCTCTAAACTCTGGAGGTGCAAGCCCTTCGGTCTGTGCCGTTGGTACTTTTTCACCTTTAGTAACTGATCCTGCGTTTAAATCTCTGAAAACCTGAACAAAGTCATCTGAGCCTTTATTAAACATTCCCATAAAGGTTCTAACGGCCGGGCCTGCGACTGATGCAAGCTGCATACCTTCATTGTGTTTATTAGAAACATTGATTGAGGGGACGAACTGAGTCGATGAACCTTCTATGAGGTTGGTCTGAGAAGCCGTATTCTTCTTAGCTATTTCGTCAGGTGGTTGTAGTGCCATTTCTCCATAAAAAAAGGGCAGTCAAAGCTGCCCATGTTAATTAACTTATAAGGTGTTTTAGTTAATTCGTAAACTTATTTCTTTTTAATCTTTTCCGCTTTTGGCTTCTTCGATGAGGTTTCTAAAGAAGGTTTCGAGTTCTTGCCCATAACTATCGATGTCGGCCCCTGATCGAACCGTGGCATCTGATCCTCCCTCTCCACTAAAGTAACTTTTGTAAGTCCCACCGTCTTTCTCCTTTGTCCAATCGTTTCCAACAAAATTTGGCTCTGCCTCAGATATAGCCGCTTCTGCATCAAATTTCAAGTCATCTAGTGCTTTTCCAATTCTATTATTAACAAAATCCATAATGATTTCTTTGCCTTCTTTTAGGCTTTTAATTACACCTTCTTTCTTTAAAGCATTAATATCTTCTTTAGTAATCACAATATTAATTCCTGCTGCACCATCAACAGTAACTGGGTGGTAGCCTTGTGCTATCAATCCCGTATTGTCTAGTTTCATCAACGCATCCATTAGAGATGTAAGATTTTCCTGATCTCTTACCTCATTGTTTGGGGTTTTAATAGTAATTGTAAAATTCTGCGGATTTTTCGTTAATGGTTTCGTATGGTTTACCAATACTGCCGTTTGATTAAGCAAATACCCTAACTTTGCAGCTACTCTGTTAGCCGTAGCTTTTGTTATTGGGCCAGAAAATACTGTTGATGGGTTCTGAAATTGTTTCCAACCACCTTGACCATTAATAATGCTTGGAAGGCTTGTACCTTCTTCTTTTGCAATTTGTTCAATTGCTTTTTGTGTGACTTTATTATTTATCTCAATTCTTTTAGCATCGTCTAAATTTCTATAAGACTCACCATATTTAGCGGCCCAAGGAGAGCCTTCTCCCGGGTCAACCTCCATTGCTATATTTCCGATATTTCTTGCAAAGGCAGTTTCCACATCTCCTCCTTGTGCAACACCGCCATACATATCCGTCAAACCCATCCAGCCAATAGCTTGTGCCTCAGTCGGGTTCCAATCCGATCTACCTAGCCAATTAATATCATTTAAATGATTTGTTAATTCTTGACCAAATACTGCTCTGTTTTCATATTGTGGACCTTTTATGCCACCGCCACCCATATCAATAATTAAATTATCAGGAACTTCATATCCAAGACGTTTTAAATGGTTAACAAGTTCTTGATCAACCAAACCCGTATCTCTCCCGGTATGGACATCTACCACGAAAGGAAACCCTCCCTCTGGATCATTACCCATTATTGATCGGGTGGTTTTACCATAACCACTATCTATAAAATCAGATATTTTTTGTCCTGCACCACCCGTTATTTCTTTGCCATATAAAATTGATGACGCGATACGATTTGCGGCAGGCAACCCTTTGCCCGTCACTTCTTCAAAAGGTACACCTGATTTAAACTGTTCAAAGATATGAATAACATTTGATAACGCATTTGCAGGAGTTTCATTCTGTTGAGCCGATAGCCATGCCTCGCCTAATTTGCGTAGTTCGTCTTCATTTCCTTTTGCAAGTTTATCAAATTCAGAAAAAACAGTTGTATACCATTGGCTTGCTTTATTTATTGCTTGTGCATTATTTTTAAATAATGCTTCAGTTCTAGCAACCCAATCTTCTGGGGTAATATTACCAACAACAAAATCTGGTAGTTCTGGGTTAGTGGATTTAATTACTGTTCTTTCGTTTTTTGGACCACCGGGGTAGGCTTTTCCGTCTTCTTTTAACTCTTTCAATCTTTTTAAATGTAGTCTGACGTTATTAGCAGTTACGTCCTTATCAAATTTAATGCCACCTGAAATATTATCTACAAGGTTTAATCCACCTCTAAATATAGTGCCAAGGCCCATTGCCTCTGCTTCCTGAGTAGTAGCCACAGTAGCACCAGAGCCTAATAAAAACTTTACACCCAACGCTTTTAACATTCTAAAAGCAATTGGCAATCCCATAAAGATTGCGTTTATAGAACCTTCTTCGACAAGGTTTTTTACCCTGAGTTGTAGACGTTCATAACCAATTTCTGCGTTCTCTGGTTTTGATGATAAGTAGTCTGCTAGATCCTTAAATCCACCTTCCTTAAGTATATCTTTTAGAGCAGTAGCTAAATTGCCATCGTTAAGATCCATAGTATAAGACGCAGGAAAACCACCAACTATGCCTTTACCAACTGTACTCATCCCTTTAAATGGCGCACCGCCTGCCATCATTGTTAAGAAAAATGACCCAATTGGTTCCAGCAACTTATCTACCTCGTTTTGCTCACCAAGTCTGGGCAACCTCTGTTCTGCGTAGGGGTCACCACCACCTTCCGCAAAATCTTTCTTTTCGTCCAATTGTTGTTGCGCATCACCCGTATCAAGTTTGTAGGGTTCTGTCATTCCCGGTATCTGAAAGGATGTATTGATTAAGCCTTGTGCAACACCATCTATTATCTCCTGCCTAAGAATGAGCAAATTTTCTAAACTATCTAAACCCACATTGGCGAAGAACTGTGATGTCTTTTTTATTTTATGCGCTACATTTCTTGGATTATCGACAAGATTTATTCCTACAAATGTCATAGGGTTGCTACCGTAAGATCTAATTTTATCTCCAATTGGTTTTGTTAACTCACCAGCTTTAGATACATTCTCTGCTATGGTTTCAACGTCTGTTACATTTTCACTTAACCCTTTTTGATGGTCCATAAATTGGGAGGAATACATATCAAGTTCGTTAGCCCAATTAGAAATCCAATTCTGTTCTTCAACAATTTCATCAGCATTTTTATCAACAAGGCTTTGCTCTCTCATATACTGACTGATGGCATCATTTCCTGCAAATAGCTTCATTACAGACCTCGCAACATTCTAATGACTTGCATTAAACTTCTGATGTTTGCATTTTGAATAGCAATTTCACCGCCTTTAAATGGATCGGATCCCATTTCTTCTATTCTTTCAGCCATTACCTGTTCTATCTGTTCAAGCGATGCGTTAATGTCAAACTTGTTTTCCATCTTATCATAAAGACCATTGTACTTACCCATTTGCGCTTTCATCATAGCAATAAAATCTGCTGCCTGTTTTTCTCCTACTTGCTTTTTTATGTTTAGTATTTCATCAGCAATTGTTTCTCTATCCGCAGTATCTCTATTAGCCGAATACCATTTTCTCAATCTGGATCGGACATCAAAGTAAGCAATACTTAATAGATCACCGAATTCGGCATTCATCGCAGTTTCACCAAGGATCTGATACTCTGCTTTTAATGCACTAGTGAGATCCGCAAAGTTTTTATCCCTCATAGCATTAACTTCATTTTTTAAAGTACTAAAATCGTTTTGAGTAAATCCTCCCGGGTACTCAGTACTATTCAACATATCGTGAAGTTCTTGCATACCAATATTACCTTCAGATATTAAACTTGATGCCCTTTGATAGTTATTTGTTGCCTGAATTCTTACGTTTATGTGATCGCTTGCCGTTACAAATATTCTATCTGCATTGCCTAGAAAACCCTGTTCCATTTTGGTTCTCATGTCATCAGTAATTGTTATTCCTTTTAATGGATTATCTACCATTTGAAGAATAATTGATTGCACTTCTGCACCCGTGAAATATTCCCTTCCTTGTTCGCGCACTTGGCCTAAAGCATCTAACAGTAACCCACTATAAGAAGCATCAAAATCCTTATAGCCGGGAATTAAATTTTGAACATCTCTAAGGCGGTATTGAATCTCATCACCTTTGGCATCGGTGGACTCGATAGCAAAATAATTGTCGATGTAAGTATTTTTTAACTCATCCCTAACTGTTTCAATATTGTCGTATAACTTTTTTTCATCATTAATTTTTTTTATCGCGTCATTAAAAGCGTTATTTAAAATAGTGAGGCTATCTGCATTGTTTAGTTCTTTTAAAACGTGATCCAAATATTCTGCACCTTCGGGGCTTTTGTTATTTGTTCTATCATTGTAAAAAGCTTCCAATGCGCTAATTTTTAAAGGATCATTATTGCCCCAAGCCTTTATCAAATTTGCCGCTATTTGTTTGTTAGCCGTATTAAAAGCCACTATTTTATAATTATCGTCCGTAAGACCCTTATCTATCTGGCCTTGCAAGTCTGTTTCAAGATACAACATTGCAGCATTGTATGAGGCTATAGCTTCACTAGGTGTTTTGCCATCTAAATTACTTAGGGCTATAACGGCTGCATCAAATTTAGTATTATTTAATTTGTCTTGTTTAGTTTTAGAATTCGAAGTGACGGTATTCCTTAAACTAAATCGCTGGTTACTTTCCGTTATATTAAAACTTGCATTAAACTTCTGTAATGCAGTTTGGTTCTTTCCAAGTTTTTTAATAAGCCTTTTGCGAAGCGTTTCGACATCAGAAAACCATCTTGGGTTAGAGCCATCAAGAACACTCTCAGGGTTTCCATCTTTTGTATAGTCATAAGCCAGTTGCCGTAAAGCGTTTTGACCTTCAATAGTAACTTCATCTAGCCGTAACTGTTCAGCCATGTTGTATCTATGAAGGGCATAGTTTCCAATAGCTGAACTTAGTGCCTGACCGACAGATGCCTGTCGTAATGCTGATTGAATAAACGGTTGCGCATTTTTTCTGGTCTGAAAGGCTCTCCCGGGAGCCTCATTGGTTGGTAATAACTTACTTTGATATAAAGGTATTCTCATTGACCAATTCCCATGTCATAACCCATTTTTGCGGTATCTCCAAAACTCTTAATTAATGAGGCCGTACCTTGAGCCTGCAATCCTGCGGCAGTTGCACCACCCTCCATTCGGCTTAGTTCTGCCTGCAATCGACTATCCTCTTGCGCGTCTGCAATTTGCATTTGTGTAATATTCTCATTGTAATCCATGAGGTTTTGTTCGTATTCAAATTCCCGTGCATTTTGTTCCAGTACCATCTGCGTAGTACCAGATGACATAGAAATTCCTGCAAAAGCCGTGGTTGCTCTAACATCTGATTGCAAAGCTTCAAACGCAGTTTGCCCTCTTGCTTTTGCTATTTCTAAGTTTTGACCAATTAAGTCTGACTGCTTGCCTAGAAGATCTACGTTTCTTTCAATTATTTGTGCATTAAATTCACCAACTTCTTGGGCGGCTTTAGCTGCTTTGTCTGCGGCTGCTTTCTGTTGCAAACCTCCAATGAGGTTCATACCCAAAGATATTATCTCTAATGGTCCTATTGGCATACTTCACCTAAATGTCAAAAGTGTTTAATCTTGGGAACAGAGCCAAGACTGTTAAGGGCAGGGCTTGCGATTGCTGGACATAAATCATGTCCTGATTTTCATCAAATCCACCCGTAAATTCTAAATCTTTGTCACCCGTAAAAAGTGGCACCGCAGTATCCATATCCATAGAACTATCTCTAAATGGAATGCGCTCTACCGATGCCGAACTTATCCCTACCTCAATACCTACTGTTCTGTGTAAACGTACAGTAACAGAATGAATTCTCTTTGGCTTGCCCTGTGACGTTCCATCAACAGAACCGCTCTCTAATCTCAGGGTCTTCATACTGCTTGTAAAGCCTAATCCTACGGCAGCAGTAGTTACATTAAAATCCATCGTTATACCGCCAGAAGACACCGTTTTTGCCGCGTGAGAGGCTCCGTTGGCTAGTATGGACATTGCTTGCCCCTCAAGGTGATACAGGCCAGATAAACTACCCGTTGCAGAGCCTGAATAGTTTAAGCCACTATCAACAAAAAATGCTCCCGTTGTTGCCGTTCCAAAGTCAAAAGTTTTCATTTTTTCGACATAGCGTTTCGTAGCAGAGTTAATTGTTCTTTTAACAATCATGTAAAGTTCGTCTTCTCCACTATCTGTGGGAAGTGTAGCAATACTTTCTACTACGGCCTGACCAGAACTAAAGGCACCTCCAATAACATGGCTATGCCAAGCAACGACTTGTTCTTCTCTCCTATAGGTTAGCCCAAGCAAAGTGCCATCATTTCTCACGCACCATACGATAGAGTCTGGTTCTTGCTGAAAAGACATAGCAACGATACCGCCCTCCGTTATATGCTCTGCCAATATGGTCATATCAGGAGCCTGATACCCACTGGTATCAACATCTCCCGTATATTTAAATTCTCTTACCTTTCTTCCTCCACGCTGAAGAAATAATGTAACGTCTGCCACTTGCACGGGCGGTACTTGTGCAGAACCGTAGTTTGAATACTTTCTGATCAGAGTTGTAGTCGGTGTTAGTGGACCCTGATTGGTGGCAGTCACAACATATTCACCACCCGATGTTCCAACCGTCAAAACCCTTGTAGCTGAGAGCCAACGGATACTATCCACCGTATTGCTTGCAATTGTGTAGATCAAAGCATCGTCTGAGTTAGTGCCTACTGTAAAGTTCAAATAGTCTGCGTTTTTGCTAAACCATAAGGTTTGTGGATTATTGTTTGTATTGCCAAAAACCAGCCTTTGTTCAAAGAAAGACACCACACTTGGGTAGTTGTCTGACGCATTATTAAGGTTTGGTGAAGGCGAACCCGATATAGACGGAGTATCAAATGTCCAGTTGTTATGATCTGACCGTGTTAGCGTTCTGATTGCATAGGAAGGATGCACCATATAAAGCGTATCCGCACTTTGTGCAAAATTTACCGTAGGAAGATCTGCCTCGGTATAGGGTGATGCTAATTCAAAAATTTCGTTTACAGACCCTCCCGATGTATATGTTGTAAAGTTTGTTGTGTTGATTGCAGTTCCATAGAGATCCGTTAGCGTAAATGTGTTAGTCGTAGCATTAGCAACGCGGTAATTTCTTTCATTTAACTCCGTCATGCCACCGACCGAAGCAATGTATATCTCATCGCCATTACTATAGCCGTGACTATTTGACGTTATAACACCGGGATTGGCCTTTGTTACTGCCGTTATTGTTCTTGTTGTAGAGTTTAAAACTTGTAATCCGTTTCTAATGACACGCATGGTTTGGTTGCCAAAAACCAAGATATAGGTATCGGTTGTTTTAAATTGAAAAGGTATAAGTCTATTTTTTACCGAACTTGTCTTAACTTCACATACAAACTCTGTCCCCGGTCTTCTCGTAACTCCACCTTGAGGCTGCACAATCATATTTGTTAGATCTGACAACCCTGTCTGGTATTTCTCTAGCGTTATTCTACCCTCAAGCCGTGGCGATAGGACACCACTTGTAAAAGCAGATATAGCAGGGGCAGACCGCGCCATTTTTAGAACCTCGCTTCAATAAAGTCGCTTGCCTCAATTCTTTGTGGCGCACCTTCCGTAGCATCAACATTTTTAGCCAAAGATAGTTTCTGCTGGTATAATTGAAATGTCGTACTGACCAAAGACGCAGAACCTGTAATAGCATAGCAAATCTCTGTTGCTATTTTAGCCGCCAGAGCGTCTATCAGTGAGGCATCATACTCGTTTGTATCCTCCACACGGGCAATATATCTAATTTTAGCCGTACCCTCGTCAGTAAGAAGTTTGCGACCTTCAATTACAAAGACGGGTCCACCCGTATTATTAGTCATATTGTCTTGGGGGTAACTTGATGAGCCATTGGAAAATTCCAGAACTCTTAAACAATAAGGTAGGGTAGGAAGGGTATATTGGTATGTATAACCAAAGTCAGGAGTAGCGGTATCCCGTGCTAGTGTTGCCCTTGCCATTAAACAGTTCCAAGGATGCTCTCTGAATACACTATCCCTAATTGAGTCATATCTTTGGTTTATAATAACCGCAGGCTTTGAATTTTCATCAAGAGCAGAAATGGTATTTGCTCCGATAATATTCAGTGCCTGATTGGCAATATCCACAACTGACGGCATTTAACTCTCCTATGTAGTAAAAGGACGGCCCCCGTAGGAGCCGCCCAAAGGTTTAATCCACCGCGTATTTGATGGTGAGTTCAATAGTTCCAGTTCCTGCTGCACCACCCATAGTCACAGTGATTGCTACTCCAGAGTCATTAGTGTCGGTTTCTGTGCCAGAACCCAAAGCCAATGTTGCTAGAATATCAACCTTCTGTGCTGAAGTTGATGCTGCCGCAGCTTTATAAGCCGCAGCCGATGCAGATACCGCAGATCCTGCCGCATTTGTATGAGCCGCATAACCAACACTAAGTGTGGTTGATGAACCCAATGCGTCATGCGCTAAAGAACCTTCGAGTAATCTTGCACCGTCAGGTAGAACAAACATATCAATAACATCACCTGATGCCAAAGAAGATGCCTCATATACTCCATGAGCCACTCTTATTCTGCCGCCAAGTTCGTTAGCTTTGTTCTTAACTGGAGGAATTGCGCGAGCGTTAGTTCGCTGAGTACTATATACTGTAGCCATTTTTCAGCCCTCCTATTCGTTACAAGCGATTTGGACTACCATTTCTTCCTCTAATCGGGTTGCCCCAAAAGAAGCGCAGTAGTAGACCTGAGTCGCATACGATTTATCTGCACGAACATCGATGCTTGCCTTTGGTTCCTTACCCATAGCCAATTTCATCCCGGATTCAGCCCAAGCATAGCAAAGTCTGCTAGTACCATCGTCTGTTAAACGGTTTGAGGTTATGAATTTAAAACCGACAAATGTGTCGATATCGCCTTGTACAAGTGCCTTTCATACCAACTACGGTTTTCACCGCCTCTGTCGAGTTTGTGGTCTGGACTTTCTCTTTACCCTCATCTGAATGTTAGGGTATCAGCCGTCAAGTCTCTACACCTTCCTATTTCTAGGCTTGGCTCGGGATTAGCATTTTAAAGCCTTCCCCGAATTTGACTGAGTTTCATCTAAGTGTTTCCACCTAGATAGGCAAAGTGTTTACCGAATTAAAATCTGCACTAGTAACAGTAGTTGAGTTAAGTAGATCCTCCATTTGCTCTGGTGAAACTACGATGTATCGCTTGATCGATGGATCAACATTACCTTGGTCAAGTATCTTTTTCGCTGATACTAGCTTTGCAATGGTTAATCCTGCTGACCCATGAGCGATTTTCTGGCCTGCTGGAAGAGCAGTATCTGTGCTTCCCGTGGCTCCCGTTTTAGCGGTTCCACCAAGGGCAGATATGATTACGTCATCCATTTTTCTACCGATTGCCGCAGCCGCAGCACGTGCATAACTGCTCGTGGGATCGATCAACATTCTGATTTTATCTTGATCATCGATGAGGTCTGCGTATTCGTAGTCGGACAATGTTACCATCCGTCTCGCATGGGGGGTTTCAATTAAAGGTGTATCAGAATTTCTGGTAGTCTTTTCAACCGCAGAAGCTGACCCAACTTGCTCAAAGAATGCCTTGTCACCGTTAACAGACTCTACATCCACTGCACCGCGCAAAAGAGATCCCATTTGCTGGGACAATAGCTGCACATTGGACGAGTACTGATTAACGAAGGCGGTCGTGATTTGTGAACTCATATTCACTCCTTCGATATTTAAGTTAAGATTTAAGTGGATTGTCCCTTACGGGGTCACAAATTGGTAAAGTTGTAAGGCCGAAACGGTTGTCTTATTCAACTGGTTGTGGGACTAACATCTCATTGAGTTCGAGAACTCTATTAACATGGTAGTCGTGTTGAGGGTGCATTTTATCCCAATATGGAGAGCCATGTGCCATAAGTTCCGCAATTTCGCGGTTAGCTTCGACAGGTGTCATTACTCCACTTTGAGCCGTACCCTCTAAGTTATCCTCTTTAATTTCATTAGCTAAAGAGGCAAACATCTTTACGACTTCTGGAAGATCTCCTAATTGTCTTCCATCAGCCAATTCAATTTCTAACATTTCTGGATCTGCAAAATGTTGCGCTGCATGGTAGGCCGCTTTCATATTTTGGTCGAAAGCTGCACCATATTCCTGCATTAATTCCAGTTTGCCTTGATGTTTAAGTTCTTCAGCATTGGAGTTATAAGACTCCGCTCTGCCACTAAATTGCTTATCTAACATCTCAGCCATAACAGATGCCTGCTTGGCATTTAGTCCTGCGGCAAAAGCCGCTTCCTTAAACGCACTTGTTTCCGCATCTTCATATGCTTCTGGCATTTTAATTTCATACCCATTGGAATCGTCAGGTCTTCCAAGTTTGGAGTATATTAAGTTCCAATCTTCGTCCGTTGCTGACTTCCCGGGAATTGGTACTTTATCAGCCCCAATAAGCCTCTGGGCATGGACATAAGACTTTGCCAAACCGCCTATATCACTAAAGTTTTTTAACGATGGCTCTGCTCTTATATCCTCTGGTAAACTGTCTAAAAAATTTATTGGTGTAGCATTTTCAGTTGCTACTTCTGGAGATCCAATCTCTTGGGTTGCCTCTTCGCTCATTTTTTCTAATCCTCTTGCTGTTGTATTTCTCTATTGGTTTTTTCTTCCATCATTCTCATAATCATAAGAATGACAGATCGTTGACCTTCCCTGAAAGAAGTGTCATGGGGATCGCCTGCTACAAATGTTGTAGTAAGAGCATGATTTCTGACTTTTAAATCACGCAACACAATTTTGCCTTCATCCGTGTTAAATAGCTGACGGTATGTCTTCTTTAAATCGTCTAATTTCATTCTAGTTCAGATGCCTGCTCTGCTTGTGCCAACACTTTCATCATAGGGGCGGCTGCCTGTACGTTTTGTGCCTCAACCATCTGGTCCTGTTGTTGTGCCTGTTGAGCCGCTTGAGCCTGTTTCTGCTCCTGTAACTCTGCTACTTCTTCTTCTGATCTTAAAATTTTCGCAGGCATTCCAGTAACTTCTGCGATATACTTAATCAAACCGTCTGTATCTATATAATCTCCAACTGGTGCAATCTCACCCATTTGCATCATAACTTCCAAACCTCTCATAGTGCTTTGAAGGTCTGTTAGCTTCTGTGCTTTTGCTAGAGGTGACACATACTCAATATCAATGTTTTGACCCTGCAACATCTCAGGAGCCTCTGGAAGCTGCCTATTTCTTAATAACAATTCGAATGTCCTTGAAATAAGAGGTTGAAGAAGTTCTGCCTGCAATCTACCTAAAACTGGACCCAATATCCGCATTCGCTCTTCTGCTAACTGGAGCGTTTGTGTTGCGGTCATTCTTGGGCCTGATTGTGGTGTAATTAACTGATCAACGTAAAAGGCTTCCCGGATAGCCTGCCGTCTTTGTTCTTCCATATTCAGACCAAGGGGATTGTTTGCTCCAACTTGTAGCGGCTCTAATCTGTCTCTTGTTCCTGTTCTGTAGAAGTTTAACGCTCCCGGTGTTGTCCTAACTGGTAGAATGAAGCCATCATCAGGCACCATCAATGGGGGGTCTATCTGTTTTTGGGCGGCCCTAATGGTGACTTCACTCATCTTATTAAGCATTTTGGTGTCAGGTAACGCATTCATCGCAGGGGATCTTCCCCAAATACTGACACTATCCTTATTCATTCTGGGTACACAAAACGGCATAGAGTCAAACCCAGACTCAGACAATAGTACCTTTGAATCAAGATGGTAATATATCGATGCAAACGGCTTGTCTTTGGCAAACTTACCTTTAGCTTCTGCCCTTGGCTGCACCACATGGATAATCTCATGCTCTACATAAGGATCGTTCTGGCTATCCTTTTTTACTCTATCGGGTAGGCTATCTTCCCCAAAGCGCTGAACGATCTGCCTAGCGGTCATTTTAAATTTTCTAAATACCGTATCGACTTTATCGTTCATATTTTCAGAAATACAAATCTCGGCAATATGACGCGCAGAAAATCTTAATGTATCGTTTTCATTCTCATACTCAATAAATATAGACGCAGTGCCAAACACTACGAGGTCATAGTACAGTTCATGGATCTCTTGCTGAAAATTTGAGCGTTGAAGTGCTTTGTACATCTGGGAGGAACACGATTCAAGCCACTCATTTGCTGCATCATTACTTTGTAGTCCACTATCCCTGTATTGTAAGCTGAACCACGGAGTGCTTGGCGAGGTCAACATTCCATGTAAGCTAGAGGCTAAAAGTTCCACGGAATGAAGGGCGGTACTGTCAAAAATCAACTCAGTACGTTTATCGCCCTGAGTACGCTGCTTGGTTATATCAGCCTTTCGAGGTAGCATATAATCCGCTAATTCCTGCCAATGCTTTTCCCAATTTGATCTTTGAGTCAGTAAACTCTGGTAACGCTTATCTAATGCAGCTATTTGTGGTAAAATCTTATCTGCCATCATACATCCCCATTAAGGATTTTCTTCTTTTACTTTTCTTAGGATCGCCACCCATTGCGCGACCTTTTCTTCGCTGCTCCATTCGCTCCAATGGGTCCACATTCATAGCAAACCGCATACCCTCAATGGGTTGTGATGAAATAGAACCCATCATGCCTGCAACATTTTTTTTCTTAGTCCCATACATTAGGCAAGCAGTCCTAACTTTTTCTTTTCATCGTCAGTCAATAATCCTGCCTGCTTTATAAGACTGCCGCTCTTTAATTTCTTTTTTGCAGTCGTTACAGTTGCTTCATCACTGAGTTCGGTCTTTGTTTCATCAGTGCCTTCCGTGCTGCTCGTACTCTCTTCATTATTGCTCGGACCCGTTTTTGGCGGTGGTGGTGGAGTAGGGATTGTGGCTTCTTTTTCGGTGGCTTCTTCATTTTGTGCCGTTTTTACTAATGATTGCTTTTCCTGCTCTTCTCTCTGCATTCTTTGTGCGTCACGGGTTTCTTGATTTCTTTTATAAGTGTTAAACCTTTTTATTTCTTCTGTTGTGGTAGGGTTCACAACATTGACCGCTTGAAACTCCAACGGGCCTATTTTTTTGGTAACCTGACCAACACCAAGCGCACCAAGAAGTCCTTCCTTTGGAGGTGTCAAAACCTGATTATCTGGTGATAATGCCTTGTTTTGATCTTTTTTATCGAAATAGGTTGGACCACCTATATTCAAACTCTTAAAGAAATCTGCTAAGAACGACATTGCATACTCCTATGCTGCAAAAGGGTTGTATCTGTTGTCAGCCATCATTTGTGGTGGCCTGTCACCAATTCTTGTTTCTCTTATACCCACCGCCAGATACCGAAAGGCATCGGAAGCATGACTAGACCAATCGTGAACGGGTGAAGATCTAAAACTTCTGGTCTTCTCGTTATATGCCCTATGATACTGCCTCAATGCCTCTAGCCCTGCATGACAATTTGATTTATCAAACCAGCAACGCGGAATAATCATCTGCGCGGCATGAATTCCATCTTCAAGGGGCAGCTTCGGAACAACCCGAAAATTCAGACCCAAATCCCATGCTACCTCTCTCCGGGACTTACCAGACCCTAATTCACGAACATCTATATCATGCGGTGCGTTATGGGTGCCGTATAGGTATCCTTTTTGGTTGAGAATAGAACAGTAGTGGGGTAAGCCC